TGTTAAGAATCCATTTCCGTCTAATAGTGCCGTAGCTGTGGCTCCTGTTCCTTCTCCACCAACAAATACAATAGGTGGTTCTGCCCAAGCATCGCCAGGATCATCAACAGGAATTTCAATAATACCACCTGTGTCATCTGTTATAACATCATCTATATTAACAGTTGGTGTTCTAAACTGCTCAAATACTGTTTCTGGTGTATCACCAATACCTTCATCAAGGTCACTAATATTTTGGTTACTATCTGTTGTGATTAATACATCTACAGATGCTCCCTTACCAGTAATATTAAAGGTAAGTGTTTCTACATCTTCTATAGTATTATCTTCTGCAATACCAACAGTTACTTTTGCTGTATTGTCATTGACAACAAACCCAGCTGATGTAATTCCACCAACAATATCTGCAGCAGTGATGTTATTACCATATAAGTTGTAATACAATATAGTGCCATTATCTACGTTTGTAGTTGTGATAGTATAGATGATGAACTCATCTTCTGGGCAAGTAGTTCTGTTAGCAGTAACTTGATATGTTGGAGTTACATCGCCGTCTCCATCACCAGTTCCATCATCTATTGTGTTTGGATTGTCTGGAAGACCACCTGTAGAAGGATCATCTATTAGCTCAAATGGATCTGAAGGATCAGGTTTATATGGATCATAAGGGTCTTTAAGATTTTGTTCTATAATTGTACACTTACCAATGTTATTAATGTAAACGGTCTTAACTTCACTATTATCTACTGGAGAGTTAGTGGTAAGTCTTATAAAGAAGGTTTCTGGAGCTTCTTTTTCTGTATCAACTAAAGTTTGAATAGTAATAGTTTTTTCTGTTTCATCAGGAGAGAATCCTAAGATACCTTCCTGAGGAAGATAATCAGATCCAGCAGTTGCTGTCCCCTGACTTTTCAATGTCTTAAATTTAACAGAAGATGCATTATCAAGAAATCCAGTCCTTGTTACAGTAAATGTTGCTGATTCTCCCTCAGTAACAGTAATATCGCTGATATCATATGCAATTTTTGGTTTTTTAGTTGGAGATGTGGGTGGTAATGGCACTCCTCCAGCAAATCCAACTGTTGTGATTGTTAAAGGATTTCCAGTGTATGCCTCTTCACAAACATACTGTGTGTAATCAGAAGGAGTATTGATATTACCAATTTTTTCTAACAATTTATCCAAGAAACCTTTTTCATCATCATCATCATCATCTTTTTTCTCACCACTTGTACATATTTGCTTGTACTTTGCACATGTTTGATCAGGTCCTGTGCACTCAATACCCAACAATCTAAGAATGTAGTTGATTGCATTTCCTATTACATTGAGTGGTTCAGCAATAGCACCAAGGATATCTTGAATAGGTCCTAAGATACTAGTAAGTAACTCATTCAATAATTGTTGAATTTTTGAGATAATTCCGTTTACTAGCTCATCAATCTGACAAATAGCAGCACGATAAATCTGATTGATGAAGCTCATCAATACATTTGTTAACCATTCTGCTAACCTATCTCCTAGGTCTGCCATCTTACATCCTAGATCTTTGATAAGTCCATTGAACCACTCTGTAACTGGAGTTAATACATTTCCATTTCCATCTTTATCATATCTTAAGAGACCTCTTACCAAATCACTAACTGCATCTTGAAGGAACTGCGTGATCATTCCCTTAATTTTAGCAAGAAATTCTGTTACAACAGAAATAGCTTTATTGACGTATGATCTTGCATCTCCTACTGAGTTGTTGATACGACCTGTTATTTTACTAGTGTAGTATGTTCCTACATTACCATTACTGTTTTGGATATCTCTTAAGAAATTACCAGTCATAGTGGTAAGCTGTTTTTTTAGAGGAACATCTTTACATTGTCCTGTTTCTGCTATAGTCTGACACCAATCTTCATCTTTAATTACCTCGTTCTTCTTAGTTCCTGCATCTACTCTCTGTTCACCGTCCCCTCTTGTTGTTCCATCAGAAAGTCCACCACCAGTTTTAGCAGTGCCGTCCTTTCCTTCCTCACCATCTGTAGTAGGGTTTGGTTGATATACACCAGATCTTACACCTGTAATAAATGCTTTTGTGGTATTAGGTTCAATGTCGTTAATTGTAGATGTTGCACCTGGCACAACACCAATAGAACCTAATATGATTGGTTTTTGTCTATCAGCATCTAAGTAAAATCCTGTTACCCAACAACCTGGTATCAATTGAGGATGACCTCCACCAATATTACCAGGCATAAAAGGAATATTTACTGGCATCATCACAGTAGCCCAAGGCAAGTCCTTCGTATCAAGAATCTCCCTTGATGAGGGATGATCTCCTACGATTCTTACCTTGTAACGGTATCCGCCTTTGTTGTTTTCTTCATCGCTGGCGGTTCCTTCTACTTGACCTACCCACCATGGAAAACCGTCATATCCGATTCTCTGGTTTGGCATTAGTCTTGATAATGCATCATCCATATTAGTCGTCGTAAATTAGACACTCAGGTTCATCAGGATGTTGATCACAAAAAAGCTCAATGCAGTTAGGATCATGATGATCTCCTGCTTCAATTTCTTCTTTATGATGCTCCACATACTCTTCCAAATCATGCAACTCAACTTCAATGTGACGACGCATTTGTGGATTAGTTGTTGGATCACTTAAGATCTGTTTATCTTTTTCAATGTGTTGTTCTATACTTTCCATAAGTAGTACCTCCTTGATTTATTTATTGCCGTGGTTAGAAGGGACATCTTTAACTCCGTAAGAGTCCCTCATTAATGTTAACCTAGTATCACACGATCCGTTAACACCTTTAAGAAAATTATACAAATGTCTTGCTTCTTTGACAAGGTATGTTCCACTACTTTCTTCATCATATGGATGTTTCTTTCTTTGATCATTTGCCAACTTACTTGCAATCTTAATGTAAATCTTATCACCTGCACATATCAAAGGGTTGCCAGGAATGTCCATACCACCCATTTGATTTTTTAGTAATTCAGCTCTTGCTGCTCCTTGTGCTGCATAATATTTTTGCCAGTCTGCAAATTTGTTTGGATCTTTTGCATTAGCATCCTCAGGATTAGCAATACCTGGTTCATTATACCATGCTTCATGATCTAATAGCATAGTCATAATTCTAGTTGGGAAATCAGATAATTCACCTTTTTGATTAGCTGGAACTAATGAGATAGCTTCCTGTCCTCCTAGATGTGCCATATTTTCATAACTATCTTTAATTTTGTAAACATATTCTTCGTATTGTCCAGTTGAGTGGTTAAAAAAGACCATTAGTGAAGAATATTTTCCTTTTCTAAAAGATGACATCAAATCAACTTCTGTTGTAAACGCTGCACTTTTAATTAAATATCTCTGATCAGGAGTTAAATCACTATTTGCTATTTTTTCTTCATAAGGACCCCATGCTGCAATATCTTTGTTATACATGTCATCAGTTTCTTCTTGAGTTACTTCACGCACGTAATTTAATCTAGGTGCAGAAAATTTACCATCTGCATCATCACATATTGCATCTATAGAGAAAAACATAAATCCTCTACGAGTTTCCCAGAACAAGAATCCAGCACTACCTTTTATCTGTTGTGCAGTCTCTGTAGTATTTGTACTGTTAGTTCCTTTATAGTCAGTTTTAGCAGAAACAGATTTTCTAAGAAGTTTTGCGATGATGTCAAATGGTCTATCTCTAGAGGGATTCATTCTGACCTCAAATCTTGATGGTTCTGAAAATAGATCTTTTGTAGAAGCTAGATACTCTTTACCTAACATTTTTTTGACAATTGCCTCAGCATTTCCAGTAAGAGGATCCATTACTCTAACACCCTCATTAATTAACGCCTCTGCAGTGGTTAAATTTAAAACATATACTTGTATTTTATTTTTTATAATTCTAGATGTAATCTTGTCAACAACAAAGTTATTATACACAATAGGTGCATCACCAAAACTGGATTTTAGTTCTATTGAAATATTTTCACCACCTTCAATAGGATAATTGTTTAGGAAATTTTTTGAGTCACTGATCGTTAAAAATGCTGTCATAAATGGTGATTCAATACTCTCATGCACATCAAATGCAGCAATCATATCATCACCTAATGACTTTGGTTCTTTACCAATTTTAGATATTATACATCTAATCAGTTTTACTTCAGAAGAATGTTGTTCTGCCATTATGCCTTAGTTGCTAAACTATAATTTGCAGCAAATACTGCATAATCTGATGGGAATGCAGAGCTTCCAGTAGAATCACCACCACCTTCTCCACCAGCTACAGCATTGTAATTATTAACAACGGTTGTTGGCATTGATATGTTGCTATTTGAATTTGTTTGTGCTGAAACATCGTTTAACATATTTGCCTGATCATTTGCATTATTAGGATTCCTAAGATCTTGTTTGTTAGGAAATACATCCAGAAAATCCCACCACTGATTTTTATCACCCTCACCTTCTCTATTAAATGTCTCTTTAATTTTCTTTATTGGATTTAAGTTGTCTAGAGTTTCTCCAATTTTATCTTTTGCATTACCAAAGAAAGATGAAATTCCCTCACCAAATTTCTCCCATCCTCCCATGCCTTCATAATATCTCTTATGACCCAATGCTGTTAATTCAGACTCATCACTCTTATTATCTTTTCTAGCTTGTAATACACCTTCACCAAACATGGTAAATGTTTTTCTACCTCTAGCTCCCTCTAGTGGGAAGACTCCTTCTTTACCAGCTTCTCCTATTAACGCATTTGTGGGTCTAGCAGTAATACCACCGTCTGCCAGAGGAGTCATACCCATGTCTCTTGCAAGTAAGAATCCATCAATACCAAAACCTAGTCCTGATCCAATACCTGGTAATAATCCTAACATACCAGAACTAAATTCTAAACCAGCACCTAAGAAATCACCTTTTCTTAAACGATCAATTGCAAATGCTGTTCCCAATACTGCACCGATGAGTGGTAGTTTTTTCAAAGCACTTCTACCAGCAGCTTTTCCTAATGCTTTAGAAACCATTGAGTTTTGAGCAGCGAGTTTTCCTCCTTTAATTAATACATTATCCGCTATTTGTGAACCAAATGACTTTCTTATAAATTTAACCGCATCGTCTGGTTTTACTCCTTTTTCAATTTGTCTTGCAAATTCTGTTAGAACAACAGCATCATCTAAATTTTTAA